TGAATATGATAATGTTTGCCAATGATAAATTTTTATTTGATCTCTTAATACCATCATAACATTAACAATTTCAGCTGACATTTTTATATTAAGAACGTAATTATTTTCTTTTTCCTTTTTTTGATTTAGTTTTCTTTGTTTTACGTCTTCCACCTTTTCGTGTTACAACAATACTATCTATATGGGCTTGAATTTTTTCAAATTCTTCTGTAAATAATTGATTATCTGCTGGTGTTTTAGACATTCTTAATGCTTGTTTAAGAGTAACAAATCCTATATTTAATTCACGAAATGCTTTTGCTAATGTCGCTCTTAGTTCTTCGGATGGATTATGTGGATCTGGATTCTTTGTCTTTCTATACGAGGAGGTTCTTTTCTTCCTTGATTTGCTTCTGGTGTCATAAAATTTTGTTGAAAAAAATCTTGTGTTGGAGGTATATTTTCTTGTTCTTCTTCCATTTTATAAATATATAAACAAATTTACTTATTCTTTGTATATTACTATATAATGTCGGGATTTGTTTATGTATTAACAAATGAATTATACTATGGTTATAGAAAAATTGGATTAACGAATGATCTTCAAAAACGTTTAAAATCAGCAAATTCAACGAATGAATTTATACCAGAAACATTTAGAAAACCTTATGTAATTGAATTAGCAATTAAAGTTGAAAATATGTCAGTTGTTGAACGATCTTTACATAAATATTTTGATGAATATAATGTTAATAAAACAAATGTTGGTTCTCAAGAATGGTTTTGTATTGAAAAAGAACAAGTAGAAAAAATATTTGATTTACTTGTTGATTTAGATATTGGAACATATGAAGAACCAGAAGAAATAAAAACGACTACTCGTAAATTGAAAGATTATCTTGTTGATAAAACAAGAATTCGTGTAATTAGTGATCCAAATTGGGAAGGTATATATTCTTTAGAATATGATATGATTTTATATAAAGGAAAATTATTTAGTATATCTGGATTTCTATTAGAATATTATTTGAGTATTAATCCAAATAGAAAAGGAAAAGCTAATGGTTGGGAAGGTACTGAATGTTTTACTGATATATGGATTAAAACAAAATATCTTCCTAAACTGACCGAATAAATTCCCATTTTAAATATTCACATATTTTTTCCCATATTTGATCATGACTAATTAAACGATCACGAGATTTCAAAAGAGGAAAATAAATTTTATAATCATCTAATTCTAATAATTCAAAAAATTTATATAATATATAAGAATATGATAAAAAATTTGTTCTTTCATCTGGACAAAATAAAAGAAAAGGAGCTTGAATTTCTTGAAACATAGATCTAATTTTTTCTTCAATTTCTGGTGTTATTGTAGGTGGTGGATTACCATTCAATCTTGATATTATATGTGGAATATGTTCATAATATTTTGAACGATCAATTTTTTTTAAAATTTCACGAATATCTTTTTCACATAAATCTCCTATATTTTGTATTCTTCGTTTTTTAATTTCAATTATAATTTCATTCATTATATCATCTGGTATAATTGTTGATTCTTTTGCTTGAAATTGATTTAAAATTTCATTCAAATGATTAATTTTTTTATATGCATAATTATTACGTTCTTTTGGTGGATCATTAAATCCAGGTGTATCACTAACTACCATCATATATTCTTCTATTCCACATAGTGGACATGCTAATATACCTTCTGATGTAATTTCTTCTTTTGCTACATTACATGTATAACAATGTTCTGTATCAATAGATTCTGCAATAATAGTAGATAATTTTAATCTTGATAAATATTCATCAAAAATTTGTTTTTTTGTTGGACGATTTGATTCTTCTACTTCAATATATTTTAAAAATGTTGTTGTATCACTAGATTTTGTTTGTTTCATATCATTTGTTTCACTATAATAATGTAACATTAAATCAGCATTTTTTGAAAAATATTCAATTAATTGTTTTTCATTTTTAATTTTTGATTGTAATGTTCTTAATTCATCATGTTTTTTTGCAATTTCAAATGATTGAACATCTTTTCCTTTTTCAATTTCATTCAATTCTTTTTCTATTTGAATAATTTTTTCTTTAAATATACTTTGATTTTGATTAGATTCATGTAATTCTTTTATTATTGTTTGATGTACAGAATCTAATGTAGTTCCCAAAATACTTTTCGAATGATCTTTTATTTTTTTTATTCGAAATGAACTATCACTCATTTTTAATTAATTACTTTTTAATCATTAAAATACTTAAGAGTATTAAAAAAATTCCACCAAAAATTAATGGATCCATATTCATATTTGTAAATCCTTCTTTTGATTGTATACAATTTGATATATCAACTTTTTGACATAAAGATGAATCAAAATCAGGTGTTAAATCTAATGTTAAAAATCTTGATTCTGGTCCACCCGTTGTATCACATTGATAACAATCACAAGAAGGTTCTGAATCAGATGCTAATGATTTAAATAAATTAATAGGATTTAATCCTTCCATATCTTGTAACATACCAGGTAATAAACCATTAAAATCTGATGCTATACCACCTAAATCTTGTTTTAATGCAGTTGGTAATATATCAGCTCCACTTGAAACATTATTAATATAATTATAACGTGATTGAACAGATTTATCAGATGCCACACAAGTTCCACCAGTATTAACAAAATATCTATTTCCTAATGCTGGACCACTAATCATATATTTAATATAATTTGTTATAGCTGATGTATTTGTACCAATTTGTGAAATAGTACCATTAGAACCTACACCCATAGAAGAAGGACCTTGAATATTATCAGCATAACTATATGATGGTCCCATAATATTTGTTGTTTCAGAATCTAAAGAATTCCATACAGAATTTTGTCCAAGATTTGCCATTCTTTATAATTGATTTACTTTTTTTATTATATCATCTCTAAATTTCATATTTAATAATGCACATGGACGTTTTTTAATTATATATAATTCTGTATCTTCATAATCATATAATTTTTCAAAACAAAAATATGCTAAAAATAAAAATCCACTTCTATTCATACCAGCATGACAATGTATATAAATATTTTTACATTCACTTAATTTTTGCCATTCAGTTATTGTTTCTTTAAATGTTGGATACCAATCTAATATATTTACAGTATATGTATCATATGCATTCAAACATATATAATTATTTGGAAATGTAGTTTTAAACCATGTTGGACTAAATTCTTCTTGTGCACAATTTATTACATGTGTTATATTATATTTAGTTTGAAATTCAGGTGTTAAATATTCCCCCGGTCCAAAAATTAATGATTCTATTTGGACTGGATAATCTTTATTAAAACCACGTGATTTCATTCTTAAACTAGGATAATTTATCATTACTTTTATATTTATAGTAATGTATTGAAGACTGTATTTAATACGAAAGATAATAATGTTGTTAATGCACCAATAACAGCTGAACCCGTCCATGAAAGAATACCACCTTCTCCATAAATACCTTGTATTGGTATATATGGTAATATAAGTTCACGCGGTTTTGATAATGACATTATTGTAGCACTTAAAAAAAATGATAAATAACTTACTAAATTACGTAAAGAACCTCTTAAAATAGAAAATTGTTGTGAATAATCGGGTGCAACTTTTGTTGATGTTGCTGGTGGTAATGGTGATATAAAGGGATCCCCAGCTGTTACCATAGGTGCAAATGCGGGTTGTTGAACGGGAGAACCACTTAATAAATCAGATAAATCAGTCGCACCTTCCATTTATTTTACAGAATCTAATTTACATGAAACATCCTCTACGCGATATAAAAAACATTTTCCATCAAATTTTATTTGTTGATTATTAATTTTTTGTGGATCTACTGGAAGAATGTATTCAGTAGGTATAGGTCTATGAAATAATAATATTGTTATACCAAATCCAATTAAAAACCAAAAAATATTTTGTGAATTTTTATTTCTTAAGATTTGTTCAATCATTCGTTTATTAAATTCATAGAAATAGCTTCACTCGAACATGAAACTTCTTCTGTATGAAATTGAATACAACCTTTTTTTGTTTTATATATTTTTTTTGAATTTGGTGTAGGTAATTCTGGTATTTCATGTTTTACTGGATTAAATATTGATACCATAAATAATCCAGCTAATATACCACTAAATAAAAAAGGTAACATGTTTTTTTTATTATATAGAAGTAGGTTTTCCTCCATTCAAAATAGAAGGAAATGATGAATTAGGTGAACCACCATTATACCCAGAAGGAGCGATTGAATTAGGTAAACCACCATTTAAAATAGTAGGTAAAGGAGGTTTTCCTCCATTTAAAAGAAAAGGAAACGATGAAGAAGGTGAACCACCATTTAAAATAAAAGGAAATGTTGAATTAGGTGAACCACCATTTAAAATAGAACCTAAAACAAAAGGTTTTGGACAATTTATTTTTGGACATTTTCTAAAACGATTATAAAAAATAGGGTTATATGATTGAGCAGAACATTGTGCTGCACCTCTATATACATTAAAAGTATTTAAAATTCTTTGTGAATCTTGTATTTTATAAGTACGACCTTGAACTTCTACATTTTTTTTTGAAATATATGCTGACATACTTTTCATTTCTTTAATTTACGTGTTTTTTTTACTTTTGGAATACCTTCTTTTAAAAGTTTTTCATAATCTTCTCTAGCTTTTTCGATAGCTAAACCCCTGTAAACGATCTCTAATTTCAGTTTGAGGAATTTGTCCATAGTCGGTAATTGGGACATTTCTGACTGCATTTAACCATGGTTGAGGTTTAAATTCGATTGATTCTTTCGGTGTTTCTACCTTTGCTGTTAAAAAAAAATATAAACTTATAAAAACAATTAGTAAAGCGCTCACATTAAAAAAAAAAGAATACCATGAATCAATCATTTTTGAAGATTTTATTAAATTATTTTCTATTCTACCATATGTATTTTCAACTAAATGAAACATCTTTACTTTAATATAAGGTAACTTGAAATGAGTTTTTTACTTCCAGCAATAGCAGCGGGAGCAGTAGCTGGTGCTGCTTATTTTTTTGGAGAGCCAACAAAAGATTCCATGGGTTCCACGGGTGTGGGTTCCACGGGTGTGGGTTCCACGGGTTCCACGGGTCTGGAATCTACAGATTCCACGATTCCTATGGGAATAGGAAATTTAACAAAAATTTCTACAATAACACCTAATTTAAAAGAAAAAATTACAGAAACATCAGTTCTTACTGATACACCTCAAAGTGCAGAATCAGAAGAACCAAAAGAACCTTCAAAAGAACCTTCCGAAGAACCCGAACCTCCATCTCCAGAAGAACAATCACCAGAAACTGCTGCAAAGATGACAGGAGGTGGAAAAGAATTAAAAGGTGGAGCAATAGGTGTACCAAATTGGGGAAGAAATGCAAAAATGTTAATTAAAGATTCTTCAGGGGCAACTACTGTAGTTTCACAAGGTGATTTATTTACTCAATTAAATAAATTAAATGAAGAAATTTCTGAAATAGAACAAAAAGAAAAAGAAACATCTTTTTATTCATTAAATTCTAATGTTGAATTAAAAGGATTATATGAAAAAAATAAAGAAAAGATTATTAAAAGTAAAAAAAATGAAGAACGAAGAAATTTTTTAATTAATATATTAAAAAATAGTGTTAATTCAAATACTAGAGAAGACAAGACTTTAGTAGGAGGAAAAAGTAAAGGAAAAGGAAATAAAAAACAAGAAGCTCAAGCTTTATATAATACAAATAAGGCATTTTATGACAAAAAGTATCTACAAGATAGATCTGGAAAACAGAGAACTCAAGATCAAATTTTAGAATTGATAATTCAAAATGAATTAGGAGGTGGTAATCAACAAAAACAACAAATAACAGAAGAAGAGAGGAAAAAAAAAGAAGAAGAACTTGCACAATTAGAATATGAAATTCGAGTATCAAAATTAGAAGATGAAGATTTTAATAAAAAAGAAAAACTATTAAAAGAAAGAAAAGAAAAACAAACAAATATTTTAGAAGAAGTTAAAAAAGTTAAAGAAGAAAAAATAAAAGAAAGAAATATTATATTAGAAAAACTTGGTTTTATTTATACAGAAAATAAATATACAATATCACCTATAAATCTTATACAAAGTAAAAAAGAATATATTGATGCTACAAAAAGAGTTGTACAATCACAAAAAGATTTAAATGATTTTATAAAAAATGTTATAAATCAAGGTGGTGATCCTAAATTTTTAGATGAAGGAAGTAAAACATTAAAAACAAAAATTTTAATAGCAAAACAAAATTTAGAAAATGTTATACAAAGATTAACAAAAGATTTATCAAAACAAGATATAAGTTATAATTCAAAAGTTGTATTAGATTTTATTGGAAATATTTATGAAATTATTGGATATGATACTATAGAAAAAACATGGAAAAAACCTCCTTCCAATTTTCTTCAACAATTTAAAAATTTAGAAACATCTTTACAAGATAGAAGAATTTTACAATTAATAACAATTTTAGAACAAACAAAAACAAGAGAAAATATTTTACAAAATGTTGATAGATATTATACATTTTTTTTAAAAACTATAAATTCAATAACTAGACAAGATCCAGATATTTTTTTTTCTGATGGAACAAATTTTAAATCTGTTTTAGAAGATACTCAAAAAAATCTTCTTGGATTTAAAAATTCTATTGAAACAGAAGAACCTACAGATTCAAATATTCCTATTGATACAGAAGGTGTTATGTTAGCAGATTATGATAATGTATATAAAAAAGTTCGTGATATAGGATTAAGATATATAAATAAACATATATGGTTATTTAATAATTTTTATAATTTATTAGAATTAACAATAAAAACATATCAACAACGTGATAATTTTTATAAGAAATTAATAGAAATAAGAGATTCTCTTTCACCTTTAAAATTTAAATTTATAAATACAGATGAAAATTCAATTATAAATAAATGTCAACAAATTTTAAAACCAGAAGCTTATAAATTTTTAAGTTATGAAAAAACAATGAAATTAGAAGATTTTAATGATAAATCATTAGAAGATATTATTAAAGATGATTCAAAAACAAATCCAGATACTATAAATTTTTTTAAACAAATAGGATTTTTTCCTTCTGATTCTTTTTATGATATGAGATATTTAGTTTCAAACATTGTTAAAACAATTTTAAATGAAATTAAAATTGCAGAAACTTCTTTAAAATATTCTAAAGGTAAAGATTTAAATATAATAGATTTTTTTAGATGTTTTTATTCATCATGTAATTTTGAAAGAAAACGTATTCAATGGATTCCTTCTGTTGCTAGGGAGAATCTAACAAAACATTTTGCTAATACATCTCCCCTTCTCTTTCCCATCAAGATGCCGCCAGTCAGACCCGAAAGAAATGTTATCCTCGCATCCCCTTACCCATATTTGGCGGGATTTCCAAATAGCTTTATATACCCAGCCGCGTATTATTATAGAAAACCTCCGCAAACATATCCAAGATTTCAATTAGATGAAACTGATGAAATGTTTTATTTGAATGATAAATTACCTCCACCAGATATTTTACCAATAGAATTTGATATACAAATAGAAAATTATGAAACATTAAAAAATTTCATTTTAATGTTATTAAAAAATGATTGTATTTTACGTGCAGAACAAATTTTAAGAAAAGGATTTATAAAGTATCATTTTGCAGATCCAAAAACTAAAAAAATAGTAAAAGATAAATTAAAATTTTCTTTCAATTGGTATGGTGAATATACTTCGAATGCTTCGTATACGGCTGGAAATCCTAACTTTATTGAAGATTCAGTTCTTCCTTCTCTTTTCTCTTCTCTTTCCTTTCCTTCTTCTCTCTCCTCTCTTAAATATACGCATTCTTTAGATTATGAAGAAAATTTTGAAGGAATATCAGCTAAATTTTTTAAGAAAGAATTTGGTAATAAAAAAATAGGATATTTTAAACGTGTATGGGATTCTGAAAAAGAAAATTTAGTACCAGATATTGAAAATTTTATACTTGGTCTTGAAAAAGTTTTAGAAATTACAGATTCTTTAAAAGAATGTGAATTTCAAGAAAATTTACTTTCAAATCCAGAAAATACAAAAAATATTATTTTAAATCTTAAATTATTACAAACATTTTCAAAACAAAAACTTCTTTCTTCTGTATTAACAAATTTTATAAAAGAACAAGAAATGAATGGTATTATTAATGAACAAAGAGGAAAAGTTTCTCAAGGAAAACTTGATAAAGTTTCTATACCATTAGGAAATTTACATGAAAAAGGATTTGAGAAAGATTTAAAAGTATTTACAATTATTGAAGTTGATATAGTACCAAGAAATATTGAAAAAAGTTTGATTGCATCTTTTTTAACAATTATGTCAAATAAATTTAGAAGTATACCATACAATTCAAAAACTTTTTATAATGGTTCTATAAAAAGAGTTCGTGAAATTTTTGTAGATTTATTTACATTAGAATTAGAAAAAACAAATCCATCTTTTAAAGATAAAATTGATATTGATGCAACAACAAAAAAAGAAAAAATAACAAAATTAAGTTCAGATGAAAAAATAGATAGATTATGTATGCAATTTGATATTAATATTTATATTTTTACAGATCATAGTGATAATGCTAAAAAATTATTAGTAAAAGAACATATTTCTGGTGATTCAAACAATCCAGATAAAAAAATTTTATTTATGTTTAAAGATAGAGATAATGTATATTATCCAATTGTAATTGTTGATGATGTTGGTACACAGATAAAATTTTCAAATCAACCTATTGTAAGAAATACAAATTTACAACGTTATTTTGGAGGTTCAAAAATTGAGGTAATAGAACCTTCTTCTTCAAATATAATACCCACCCAGAAAAAATCTTCATTATTCGGAATTTCTACTCAACCACAAAATACTGAACCACAAAAGACTGAACCAAAAAAGACAGAATCAAAAGAGACAGAAGAAGATGAAGAAGAATTTCCTTATAATCCAGAAGAAGCAGCAAAAGTTAGTGGTGGTTATAAACGTTATTTACCAAGAAAAACACCAAGAATATTATTAAAAAGAAATAAAACAAAACGTTTTTTATATTAATTTAATTTGTATATGCATAGATTCTAATTCTTTTACAAATAAACCAGCTGAATAAGGAATTTTTAATGATGATTTCATATATTTATCTGTATAATCTAATAAACCAGTTTCTTTTTGATATAAAAATTCATGTTCATCAGAACGTTTCATAAAACTTTCTTGTATAAAATTTGATATACCATGTGATAATAAACTATCACGTTCCATTTCACCTATACGTAATCCTCCATCATTTGCACGTCCTTCTAATGGTTGATGTGTTAATAATGTACGTGGTCCAGTATTTCTATAATTTATTTTATCTTCTACCATATGTTTAAAACGTTGATAAAATGATATTCCCATAAAAATTTCAGATTCTATTAATTCACCATTCATACCATTATATAAATATTCATTTCCATAAGGATGATATCCTAATGTATTTAAAATAGTTTTTATATCTTCTAATCTATTTTGAGTTGAAAAAGGTGTTCCATCAACAAAACAACCTAAATGTAATCCAATAGTAGCAGATATAGTTTCTAAAAATTGTCCTATTGTCATACGTGAAGGTAATGCATGTGGATTAATTATAATATCTGGTCTTAAACCACTTGATGTCATAGGCATATCTTCTTCTGCTAAAAGTATACCTACTGTACCTTTTTGTCCATGTCTTGAACCAAATTTATCACCAACTATTGGTTTTCTATATTCTGCTACACGTATTTTAATTCCACGTAATCCTTCTGTTGTTATATATTTATATATAGAATCAACAATACCACTTTGTCCTTTTTTAGATGTTTTTGATACATCTTTAAATGTTTCTATTGTACCATTATTATTTGTAACGGGTGATACCATACCAATTAAAATTGTATCTGAATAAATTTCTGTTCCAATTTTAATAATTCCTTCTGAATCTAAATATGAATAATCTTTATTTACTAATCGTTGTACAGTTTCTTTATATTTAGGTTCTTCTACTAAATTTGTTATATGAGATTGTATATGTAAAGTTTCATCTAAAATTTCTTCTTGAAAATCATACGTATGATAATATGTTAATGAAAATAATCCTCTTTTTATTGCAGAATCATTCAATATTATCGAATCTTCTTGATTATATCCATTATAAGATGCAATAGCTACAATACAATTTACACCATAAGATATACAACCATCTGCAAGAATTTTTTCAGTTGTCCAAGTTTGTAATAGTGGACGTTGTACAGTATTTAATATAGTACTTAATGTATCATATCTTTGTTTAAAATTTGTATGAAACCATGAACATGCTTGTTTTACTTGTTGACATGCAAACATATTACGAGGTGCTTGATTATGATCTGTGAATGGTATAATACATGCAGAAGGTGATAAAATGGAGAGTCCATGAATTTCAGATTGAATATTTGAAAATGATTCTATAGAAAGTTTATTTGTTTCACTTTCTGATGGATCAATAAAATCCATATAATTTTTTATTGAATCCCAATTTTTTAAAGATTTAATTATATCAGATTTTACATTTTCTTGATATATATATCTATATAATCTACCAGAATCACAAAAAATTTCATATATATTTTTTGTAATATTCCAACTTAAAGAAACAGTTTTATTAAATTCATTAGATCTTCTTAATTGTTTTAATGTATAATGAAATATATTTGTATCAGAACAAATTACACCAACTAAATCTGAATTTATAAATACTTTTGTCCAATCTGGATTATAATGTGAATGATTTATTGATGTTATATATTTAAAATTTTTTTGTTTTTCTAAAATTGATTTTATTAATGAAATTTTTGTTTGTGTTGATATATTTGAAAATAAAGATAATGATTTTATAATTCCTATACTTTTTCCATCTGGATTATCTATTGGACATGTAAATCCCCATGAACTTGAATGTAATTTACGTATACCTAATTGTTTAGATTGTTTATCAATAATTAAACTTATACGTCTTAAATGTGAAATAGAACCCATATATGAAATTCTTGAAAGAATTTGTGATACACCCGATTTTTTATCCCATAAACCTTTAAATGATTTTTTAAAATTATCTAATAAAGAATAAGATTTCCAATAATAAGATATATTTTCTTCACTTAATATTTTTACTATATTTTTTCCTTTATATGTTTGTTTCTCAAATTCTAATCTACGATCTAATTCTTTTAACATATTTTCAATCATTAAATTAAAAAATTTACGAAATTCTATAAAACATAATTCACCAGATGTTTGAAATCTTTTAAATTTAAAATGATCTCTATCTTCTTCTTCACCAAATAATGCAACATCAATAGTTTTTTTAAACATATAACCTAATAAAAATCCTTTTCGTTTAAATAAAGAACTTATAGATTCTTTTTGTTTTTCAATATGTGGAAATAAATTTGTATATAAATTTTGAAAAATAGCTGATTCACTTTTTGTTCTTGTTAATTTTTTTAATATTATTAAATTTACATCTAATGTTTGATCTTCTTGTTTTAATCTTTCACGTTCTAAAAATCTATCATGAGATAAAATCATTTCTGTAAATAAAGAATCATAATGTGTAGTTTCTTTTAATCCTAAAAATGTAACATCATAAATATCTTTATCAGTAGTAAAACCTAATGCATAAAATATACTTAATAATGGAATTTCATCATCAAATCCATTACATTTAAATGTAGGAATTCTATCTGTAAAAAAAACAGAATAATCTTTTTCTTTTGTAATTTTTTGTATATCATTTTGTTGTTTTGATTCTGATGGTATTGTTAATATATGATAACTTTTAATTGTACCATCTTCAGATTCTGAAAAAATTTTTGTTACAAATTCAATTTTATCTTCTTTTGGATTTGTTGTTATTTCTATACTTCCTTTTTCTGTTCTTGTTCTTACATCATTACTCGTATTTATTTCTGTTCTTTTTGATGAATAAAACATATTTGAACCTAATGCTTCTTGTGTTAATAAAACTCTTTCTTGTCCATCTATAATAAAATAACCACCTAATTCATATTTACATTCACCTATATCAAATAATTCTGTTGATGTTAAACTTCTTAAATAACATAAAGAACTTTTTAATAATAATGGTATTTGTCCTAAAAAAACATCTTTAAATATTTTTATTTCAGATGTCTCATCAAAAATATATTTTATATGAATATCACAATATATATCTAATGCATATGTTTTATTTTCTAATCTACATGCATGTGGTAATAATATAGTATCATCAAAAAAAGGTGATTTATAATTTACTTTTCCATTTGGACCACCAATATAAATATGTATTTGTCTTTCATCTTCTAATGTTAAAATAAATGGATTACTATTTCGAATAAAATTTGGTATTTTTTCATTTAAAAATTCATTAAATGAATCAATATGTTGTCTTACCATACAATTCGGTGTATCTTTTAAAAATCTTCCAATAACATATTTTGAAATATCCATTTTCTTATTTATTATATAAGAGAATGGAACTATATCAAAAAATACTTATAAGTTTTTTAATTACATGTATCCTTTTTTTTTCTTACAAATTTCTTTTAAATCCACAAATTATAATATCATCAGCAACACAAACATGTCCTAATGATTGGACATATGAAAAACCTCTTTGTATACCACCATATGGTACAGCATGCAAAGCGTTCGATCCTTCTAAAATAACTTCAAAAGCTACAAAATTAAATATTATTAAAAAATGTGGTTTAATATGGCCTTAAATTCTTTATATTTTAAGAACTAATGCAGAAAAAATTCCAAATACTAAATTCAATACAAAACTTACAATTAATCCAGTAATTCCAAATTTAGTATAAAATAAATAAAGAGGAATTAATCCAATTAACATTTCTGGAACTACATAATACCATGGTTGTCCAGATGGTAATGACATATCTAGAAAAGATACATTCTTTGCTACTAATCTCCATACAGTCCATGTTGCAATACCCGTCAAAATAACGGGATATAATGACCATCCTAATTTATATGCTGTATAATACAAAGTACCTGCAGAAATACCACTGCCAATAAGAGATCCTAAAACTGTCATTTTATATTTTAAAAGGTATTTTTTTCTTTTGAATATAATACTTGTTTGATATAAATTATATAAATGAATTGTGAATTAAATAGACCCGAACATTTTTCACAAATTATTGGTCATACAGATATTAAACAACATTTAGAAACATATTTAAAATCAGATTTTAGAAAATCAATTTTTTTAGTTGGTTCACCTGGTATTGGAAAAACGACTTTGGCATTATGCGCAGCAAAAACATTTGGATTTGATCCTTTAGAAATTAATGCTTCTAAATTTTTAAGATCTTATGAAGATGTAGAAAAATTAAAAAATTCATGTTTATCTGTTATTAATATTGAATCTTTTTTAAAAGGTGAATATACAAAAAAAACATGTTTGATTTTAGATGAAATTGATGGATCTGATCCACATGCACAAAATAAAATTGTTGAATGGGTAGAAGATATTCATAGAGTTATACCAATCATATTAACGGGAAATGAACTTCCAATAATTTTTAAAAAAAAATCAACAATTATTGAAATTTTAAGATGTTTTCCACCAAATATTGATTGTTTTAAAACATTATTCCCTTCTATTACAAATATAGAAGAATTATTAAAAGAATGTAAATATGATATACGTAGATTAATGCATAGAATACAATATGGAAAATCATATATTATTCCTCTATATCCTCTCCCCCCCACTGGTTCTCAACCTGAGATGATATTCCTGTGGAAGCAGAAGATGTTTGGCTTGAAGGATCCTCTCGAATATCACGTCGACATATTGGACACCTTACACTCGCACGAAACCACATTTCAATACAACTTCGATGAAAAGAATGTTGACAAACGCGTAGGCGCGAACCGTCGGAAGAAATCCCATCTTGACATATAGAACATACTTGTAAACTTGTTGAAGAAAAAGGTTCAATTTCTCTATTAATTTGTTCTTGTGTTGGTATGACTGGTACTGGATCTGAAAATCCAGTTAAAACATTTGGAAAAGTTATTGTTATTGGATAATTTCTTACAAGAATATTTGATAATAAACTAAAATATAATTGTTCAGAAGTAAACAAATTTCTTCCTATAGAATCTCGCTGTATATCATTCAATTGTAATAAATTTCTTTGAAATCCATTTCTTGTTTCAGCAAGTATTTTTAAAATATCTACAATAGAAGTTACTGACATTTTTTATATTATATACATATTTCTTTCCCTAAATGAAAAATGCGTTTACATGCTTAAATAAACAGCAAGTATTTTTAAAATATCTACAATAGAAGTTACTGACATTTTTTATATTATATATACATTTCTTTCCCTAAATGAAAAATGCGTTTACATGCTTAAATAAACAGCATTTTTTTCTGCGTATAACTTGTCAAACTCAAAGAATTCATGTTGATAAAGGAAACGTCGAAATTTTGTGAGAAAATATAATTCAGCTCGCAAAATACCTTTTCCTTTTTCCGTGTGAGTAATCAAATACCCAATAAAGTCTTTAAACCAAAGTGGACCGTTTCTGTTGTAAAGGGTTCCTGGATTTGCTTGAAGTATAGCTTTATAAATTTTGAATGTAAACATGTTTTTTCTTCCTCTTCCTTTTTAATTTACAAAATTCGTTTTTTTTAACTTCGAAAGAATGAATCTAAAGGTCCTCTTTTTTCTTTACGTAAATATTTAGAATTCATAAATAAGATAGAATCTAATTCTTTTTCTTTTAAATCTAAAATTTTCAAAGTTTTTTCTTCTTTAGATAAATCTGGAAATTCTGGATATATTTTTGGTGAATATTCAGACATTTGTTCAATACCTAATGCAAATAATTGTGCTAATGGATTTTGTATTTGATTTGTTATATAAAATTCAGTATCTGCTTTTAAAGATTTTTGACGAACATATTCAATATTTTCTATACGATCACCTTGTTTTCCAGATCTACCACTAACATATATATAAGCTATACGTTCACCAACTTGTGGAATATTTCCAGGATCTCTCAAAGTCATTCTATCAGCTAAAACACGATGTGCAATTTGTTCTGGATTTTTATAATCATCACGTAATTGTTTTGTAATAATAAATTTTTCAATAGGAATTTGATTTTTTAAAACTTTTACAAGATATTCTTTTACAAATAATTCAGCATTTTTTAAAGAACGTTGTTC